TACGGTCCATTGGGCAAAGACGGTATAGCAAAGTATTCTGGTCTGAGAAATGACCAAGTCTGGCGTAGGTTGCCAGAACTACAAAAGATGGGATTAATTGAACTATCTGGAAAAACCGCTAGGTCTAACTCTGGTAGGTCAGAAAGGGAGTGGCAGGCATGTTAGAAACAGTTCTTTGGGTGGTGTTCTTAATTTTATTTGGAGCAATAGCCACCATCGCTACTTTTGTAGCAATCTTCATGTTATCGGAGGATAAATGAAAGTCACTCTAGAATTTGAAGAGCTAGAAGACGCAAAAAGAGCCATCCATGCAAGTGATGCGTGGATAGCCCTTAGTGAGATTAGCGAGTTACTGCGCTCACAGCGTAAGCACGATGTCCCTGTAGAACAAACCTTGGCTTGTATTCAAGAAATCGTGGCAGACACTATGCCGTTGATTTACTTTTGATCTTCGTCTTCTTCTTCTTCTTCTTCAACTTCGACCCACTCATCAAGGTCTTCGTCATAAACCCAAGTGACGCCATCTTCGTCAACAAATGTCAACTCGTCATCTTCGCACCAGTTACATTCTTGTTGGAATTCAACAAACTCAGCCAACAAAGCAATTTTATTGAAATCATTGGTTTCAATAGTGATTGTTTCGTTCCAGCCACCCAAATCAATTTCGACTTTATACATAGAAATCCTTTTAAACATTGATAATTTGACCTCTGAACTCGACCTGCCCGTCGTCCCACTTATGAACTAGCTCAGGCCAAAGAAGTTTCCCATCTAAAAATGTCAGAATTGCGAAACCTGACCTGTGATTTAAAGGGTTATCTTCACCGTAACTAAACTGGGGTCCATAAGGTTCTGCCAGTGTACCCGTGTCCACCCCAAATCTAGTACCGTTATAGTCAGCATAAGGTGTTACTTTTAAAGAATGTAAGTGACCAGTAACTATCGTTTTACCCGCACCTACTGTGTTGTTATGGGTGGCATGGACTCCGCCCTTATAACGGTGCTTGATAACCACATCTTCTGTTGGCCAAACGGTCATACAGAACTCCCAAGTTGGGAAATGATCCTCTAATTTAAACCCATAGGTTTGTGCAAACTCTGGAGCATTGGCTGCTAGACGGGCATTAAACCGCGCATCATGGTTACCCCATGTGTATATCAGTTTGACGTTGTGGCGGGCTTCCTTGGCGGTTTCCTCAATTTCTCCGAGCCTTTCTTGGCAGGCTTTTAACTCTTCTATAAGACTTGGTTCTTTGCCAAATATGCCAGAAGGTGGATGGCGAGAAATAGATGCCCCATCAAGCGCATCCCCGTTACACACTATAAATGATGGCTTAAACTCTTTTATCGCCCATAAAAGTGCTTTATGAGCCGTTGTAACAATGCCAGGCCAATAGTGAGCATCACTAAACACAATTCCCAAACCATTAAGGATTCCCAGCTGCTTGCGCTCATACGCAGTTTTTGGTTTCTCAGGTCTACCTTGTGGGTTTTTGGCTTCCAATAATAGACCATATTTAGCCTCTAAACCAGCCCTACGCCTCATAAGGGTTCGTATATTACCCCCTATGATCTTGTGTATAGCACTTGCAGATTGATGTGTTTTCCACAACTCTATGAACTCAGCGTCAGAAACATTAGGGGTTGTCATGATTACTCCAGTTTTAATCGCCAATAACTTGTGTGTTTTGCCATCCAAGGTTTACTCGGATTAAACATCTTGAACCCACAAGAGATAAGAGAATTTGCAGAGGCTGGGTTGTCGAAAGTGCTGGTGATTAACCACCTCAACCCAAGAGCTTTTGCTTGTCTGATCCTGACCCGAATAAACTTTTTCTGTAACCCTTGTCCACGCATATCAGGAACAACGCCACAGCGTATAAGGTAACCGCAATCAGACCACCAAGCAGAATAAATAAGACCTGCGAAACCACAATCCACGCCATTCTTACTAGCAATCCACCAATGTCCATTAGTTGTGTCATATTGCTTATCAAATGGTAGGCACTTCTTTTGAAGTACCGACAATCTAGTTTGTACGGCAGATTGCCGAGCATCCACACGCTGTATTTTCATAGTGCGTATTAGATGTTGTCAATATGAATTATTTATGAATAAGGTCTAGTGCCACTGCGGTCAATGATCAATACTTGTTTGCGTGGCGTACCAGATGGATTATTTGGTACAGATATATGTGTCCATCCACCGCCATCTGGTGTAGAAAACTCTCTAATCAATTGATCATAATTAATATTTGATGCCATTACAGCTTTGACTACTTCGTCAGGAGACAGACTAGGTACGCGGATGTCAGCCGCGCACCCCACCCGATGTTGTGATGTGTCTTTTGAACCCACCGCATCATTCAATTCTTTACATCTAAACCCAGACAAGATCATCACAGGCTTGCCACCCAATAATGTTTTAACTTCTTCTAGCAAGTCGGCAACACGTTTAAGGTTATTTATCTCGCTACTGTTTGGCACGTTCTCAATAGTGCGGTGATCAGTGTGTGTTAACTCTTCTAACGAAAAATGAGGTGATAGCAACATATTAGTGTTTATGGCTTGCGCCAAAGTAGTAAGACAAAACCATAACCAATGCACCGTCTAATGTGCCTAACACTCGAATAATAATTTCGCGCATTTCGTTTGGTACAACATGGGTTAACAAGTGATACTGAATTAATCCCCAAGCGATAACCACAACCAATGCAAGGATAGGCGTAACAGACTTGTTTAATAGCGGTGTGTGTTCGCTGGTAGCCAAAGCTGCTTCGTTCTTACGGGCAGAATCTCTATCTGCCGCATCTAACTTGGCATACTCTAATTCCAGTTCAGCAATCTTTTGAGCCGCCTGCGGATCACCAGCAATCGCTTTTGCAACGGATTCGACAGAATCGGAAACACCAAATTTAGAAGCCAGAGCGGACACCGCCATCCCACCCAAAGGGCCAGCAACAGCAGTTGCCAGCGTGGGCGCAATACCTTTGAGTAAACCGAGTAAGTCATTCATTTATCTCTCCAACAAATTTCTGCTTGTTTTTTGTAGTAGTTAGCGCGTTTATCGTGTTCCCTGACAAACCAAGTCGCACCACCTACCACCACAACGATAAGTATGGTAACAACCACCATAACAGCAAGTTCCCATATTAGTAACCCCATCGCCATTTCCTGTCATACTCAACTAACCAAGTTAAAGACCAAACAAAAATGTACACATAAACTATTGCAATCAGACTAGCTATGTATATATGTATTTTTTCTTTGATCCTTTGTATCTTTTCTTGCCGTTTTAACTCTGCACGTTCTGTGGCTTGTTTATGTAGCATCTCGACTTCTAATGCTTCAGCAATGAGTCGTTCGCGTTCTGCTTTTATTTCTACCCACAAGTCTGGCATTCCCAACTCGTAACGAACCATGTGTTCTAAGTCTTTGTAATATTGCCTTACTTGGCGTAAGTGCATTACATTGTCAATCGCTTGGATTGTTACATTCTTTACTTTTCCTTGGCTTGCTAATTCTCGCGTCTCTTCTAATTTTTGTTTATGAGCTTCTTCTATCTGGTCTTGACCGTAAAAGAATTTCGAGAGTAACCCACCGACTTCACCAGCAATACCCGCAACCTCACCGCCAGTCCTCTTGACATCTTTGTAGACCTCAACGGCTGTCTTAATTCCCTCATACGCTAACTTGCAAGCTGCAAAGGTAAGGGTAATCGGTTCCACATCACTTGTGCGTCATAAAAGTAAATATAACGCCACCCATACCTATCAATAAAACACCGCAAGCGTTGATGATTATTTGTTCTAAGCGCTTCAATCGAGCATTTATTTGCTCGTAGCGCATAGCACAAACTTCTTCGTGTGCAGATAATTTAGCATCTGTGGAATCTATTGTGGCCATAGCATCACTCATACAAAATGTTGATTGAACCAGCGTCAAATGTGTCTGTGCCACCAATGGTAGTAATGCGAACTCGATCTAATGCACCTGACAGCGTTTTTGTTCCACCACCAGTAATTCCATACAAACTAGCGCCTTGGACTAAAGAAGCAGTATTAGATTGAACCCATGTATTTGATGAAACAAGCGTTAATATATTTGTTCCTGTGTACACGTTTGTGCCAACACCAGCCGCAGAAGGAACAATAACGTACCCAGTCGTAGCAGATGATGCGCCAGTTCCAGACCCTGTATATGCAGCATTTGATACATAAGATGTTGCATCAACGCTCCCAGACCCAATCTGCAAAATCCAACCGCTTGTACCACTTGTAGAAACACCGTTATATATTACTGTAATGCGTTTGACCCAACTAGGGATGCTAGTAAAGTCAATAAAAGTACCAGACGTTGACGCTACCGCAGTGCCAGAGACAAAAGGATATACGTTTGTTGTAATACCACCAACCTGCAAAGTACCAGCAACAGTATCGTTGCCAGTGCTTGTATTTGCGGGCGTTGTTATGCCAGTTGTGCCGTTAAGTGTTATTGCCATTTGGCACTCCTTCAGATGGTGTTGCCACTTGCTGTGCGGTCAATGCTTCAGCCTCTTGTTGTGCCAAAGATGCTTGATAAGCAGCTAGTTCCTCACCAACTAATTCAATCTCTGTGGTTTCGCCAGTGGCTAAATTTACTTCAATTCTTGTAGGCATGATGTTTCCTTATTCGTAGAGAATGTTTACTGAACCAGCGTCAAAAGTGTCTGTGCCGTTTACTGTGGTGATGCGAACTCTGTCTAATGCACCTGATAAAGCTATCCCACCACCGCCGATGCTTTGATAAGCACCACTAGGCCCACCTAAGGAATGAGATGAAACCCAAGTATTTGAACCCAATCCTGAAATAATAATATTTCCGTAATATGCGGCACTTGCTGCATTTGTGGCGTTTAAAATTAATCCTGAAGTAATTAAACCAGAATTATTTATATTTGATGTCCAAGCACCTGAATTGTATCCACTTGTTGTAACAGAACCAGCACCAAGTTGAATTTGCAATAAACTTGTGCCGTTAGTAGAAACACCATT